TCGAATGCTGGGGCCGCACGCAAGTGGAAGCCGCCACCGCAATCGCAGAAACGCTCGCGGATTTCGCGGATGCGGATTCGCTCCTGGCTGCAAACACGAACGCCTAACCACCAACAAGGACACCACCATGATTAACTTGAACTACCTGCCCGCCGCACGTGCCGAACTCGAACGCCTTCAACGCGCCGAGACCGCCGCATGGAATGCACTCAACCGCGCCCGCGATGCTGGCAACCAGTACGCGATTGCCAACGCCACGCACGTAGCCCGATGGGCCGCCGCGGCTGCATTCGACGCCGAGCGTGCCCACGATCGCGCCATGCTCGAACTTGGAAAGCACACATTCAACCCCCACGCCTGACTAACCTCGGGGCGAGCGACCGCCCCTTTCCCACCTACCCATGATCACCGCTCAAACACCCATCGACTCCGACCCCGTCATGCAGATGCTGTCCACCCGCGCAATGCACGTTCTGATGCTGGTCGCCGACATCAAGACCGTTGGCGAACTTGCCGCCGTTGATCGCGCCACCGCTGGCAAGTGGCGGTCCTGCGGCGCGGTCACCCTGGCCGAATTCGACCGCCTCCTCCGCTCCGCAGGGTTGTGGTGGGGTGGGCAGCACAACGGCGACATCGAAGCCGTACGCGCCCGACTCAAGGAACTCGAGGAGGCCAACGCCGTCCTGCGCGCCATGCTTGCCCCCAACACGCTGGCGGCCTTCGATCGCTACACGCAGCTCGTCAAGGAGTACGCGCAATGAAGCGCAATCGCACGGGCCGCCGGCGCGGCTACGCCGACCTCTTCGACCGCGTGGTCTACCTCGTGGTGCAGACCGACCGGGGCGTGTATCCCACTCGCCTTGCCCTCTCCGTGATTTGGGGGTGCAGCCCCAGGGCGGTCTCCCACCTCGTGGATCACGCCAAGCACACATACGGGGTGCGCGTGCGCTCCGTGACCGAATACAACCGCGGGTACGAACTCGTCAGCCCCGGTGTCTTGAACCTGAACGCCCTGAAGGAGCGAGCATGATCGAAGTCCCCGAACACTTCAACCCAGTAGACGCAAGAGACATCCGAGAAGCCCAGCGCCTTGCCAAGGCCGCAGGATTCAAGACCTTCTACGCCGTGGAGCAACTGGTGGCGCGATTCATCGCCGACCGCGAACACATCACCAAGCTGCTGAACGAACACCACAAGGAGCGCGAGCGCCTGGGCAACATCATCGCCCGGTTGGGTGGCGGCTTTGACCGCCGCGGCCTTGAGGGCGACCCGCCCGGTTTCATCGTGCAGCACGGCATCCACACCGTCATTGAGGATTCTTGATGAAAGACATCGTCACGCAACTTCGCACCAACAGCGAGTGCCTTGCGCCGTCCATCATGCTTGCCGCCGCCGACGAGATTGAACGGCTGCGCGCCGAGCGCGACGAGGCAAGGCGTGAAATCTGTCGCATGGTGTTTGCAAACGGTGGTATCCGGCCAGCGGAATACGCCAGGACCGTCGGCTGGGACTGCTTCAAGGAGAACACCGATGGATGAGTTCCGCCGTGGAAACTACGAACAGAAGAGCGTGCAGATTCTTGAAGCCACCCGTGGCTTGAGCAGCACCGACTTGGAGGGAACGCACCTGATCGAATGCCTGCGATCCCAGTTGAAGGATGTCACCGAGGAGATGGAACGGCTGCGGTTTGGGTGGGAGTGCTACAAGAACTACAAGGAGAACATTTAATGCCACACACGAAGTACGGAGGTTGGGGACGCAATATGAAGTACGGCAAGAAATCGGGAGGGCATGAAGCACGTGAACAATGACCGCTGCGAATGTCAAATCTGCCGCGAGTACCGCGCACAGGACCGCATCATCAACGCCGTGGTCATCTGCATCGGTTTCATCGCCGCCGCCATCATGGGCTACGTGGGCGTGATATGCTTCCGCGTATGGCAGTAATCAAGACCTACGACCAATTCAAGGCCACCATCACCGAAGCCGTGGCCGCCGCCGGCGGGACGCGATCCGCGCTGGCACGCGAGATGGAAGCCAACGGCATCCTCCGCGCCCATACCGTCCGCTGCCTCCTCGGCACACCCGGCACGGTCATCGGCAAGCGCAAGCCCACGTTCGACTCCATCCTCAAGGTGGCGAACGCAGCTGGGTTCGACATCGTGTTGCAATCACGAAAGGCACGGTAAGATGCAGCCGGAAGGGGGCATCATGCCCGACGAAACGGCACAACCCGCGGAGGGGACTAGGGGAGGTCATAACCCGGTGGTGCGGCGCGAGAACCGCCAGCACCTTCGCGTCATGGAACAGGTGGTCTACGGGGGGTGGGATGTCCCGGAGACCGCTATGAACGTTCTGCCAAAGGAAGTCCTCGCCATCGCAACGGACCCCAACGCAAGCCCCAGGGATCGCATCCGCGCCACCGAACTGCTGGCGTTCCTGCGGCAGAAGAACTTTGAGAACGCGGAGAAGATCGACCGCATCTACCGCCTCGAGGACGGCACGGCCACCGAGCGAGTGGAGATCACCGCCGATATGCCGGACGGGGCGCTTGAGGCCGTGGCCCGCTCCATCGCCGGCGTGGCCCCCGTAGAACCCCCCAAGCCGTGCCGAAAGCCCAAGCGCAAGTCCTGACCCCCACCCAGGCCGTTGAGGCCGCACGGGACAACCCGGCGGCCTTTATCGCCTTGTGCATCGGGAAGCCCATCAGCGGCCTCCAACGCGAGCTGCTGATCCACGCCGCCACCCACCACCGTTGGTACGCCGAACTGCCCCGTGGCCACGGCAAGACCTCGAGCCTGACTTACATGGCCGCGTGGTGGCTTGGCCGCCGCCCCGCCACCCGGTTCAAGCTGATCGGCTCAAACGACGAGGCAGCAGCCGCCACGAGCCGCTTCCTGCGCGACATCATCCGCAGCCCCCTGTACCGCGCCGTGTTCCCTCACGTGGCCCTCAAGCCCGGTGAGGACACCGTGACCGCCTGGAGCGTGACCGCGCCCGGTCTGCCGGCGCGGCGCGACCCCTCCGTGCAAGCCTCCGGGATCTTCGGACGTACGGGCGGCCGCGCCGACATCCTGTGGCCCGACGACATCTGCGACCTCCGCAACGCGGTACTGCAACCCGCACTACGCGAACAGGTGAAGGAGGCAATGGCCAACATTTGGCTACCCATGCTGGACCCGTCCGCCAAGCACCCGGCGCGCATTTGGCGCACGGCCACGCCCTTCCACACCGATGACATCACCGCGCAATGGAGGCGCGAGTGCGAGGAAGCGGGAACGCTCCTGCGCCGTCCGTGCCGGGACTTGGAAAGCCCGTGGCCTGAAGTCTTTACGGCCGAACTGCTCGAGCGCAACCGCCGCGAGATGGGGCCGATGGCCTACGCCCGCGCCTACGAGCTTGTGCCGCTGTCCTCCGACCTCCTCGTGTTCCGCCCCGAGTGGGTGCGCTATCACGATGGCAACCACGCCGGGACGCGCACCATCGCCGCCATCGACTGGGGGTACGGCCGCAAGCGCCAGGAGCGCGACGATCCCGACTACTCCGTCTGCATCGTCGGCGAGGTGGACTACAACCGCAACCTGTACCTGACCGACATCCTGCGCGTGCGCGAGTCCTTCCCGGACTTCGCCCGCATGGCCAAGGAACTGGTGGAGCGGCGCGGCTGCCAATTGGTTCTCGCCGAGGCCAACGGGCCGCAGAAGGGCGTATTCGACCAATTCCGCATGGGCTGCCGGCAGCCCGTCATCCCCGTGGAGCGCGGGGCGGACAAGCACCTACGTGCCGCCGGGGCGCAGCCGTTCGTGGAGCAGGGCCGCCTTCACTTCCCCCAGGCCGCCAACGGGCAAGCCGCCCCCGACTTCCGCGTGGTGCTTGACGAGCTGCTGTCGTTCCCCGCAGGAGCGCACGATGACACGGTGGACGTTGTCGTTGACCTCTGCAACGCGGCCGCCAGCGGCACGGTCGTGAGCCAAGGCGGCGTGGTCACCGTGAACACCACGCCCACCCGGATGTTTGAATCGCGGGGGCCGAAGCGAAGGATGTTCGGGTGATTCGTTAGACTGATGCGAATGGCCGACCCGCAGCACAGCAATCCCCTCATGCCGAACGCCGTTCCGGGAACGGGCCTCCCGCCTGCGCGCCGGCCACGCAAGCCCCTGCCACCGCCCACGAGCCGCGGACCCACCGGGCCGCTCGCCCTGCCCGTGGAAGTGCAGCGGTCGTACTTCCGCACCGCGTCCCTGATGCTGCGGAACAGCAGCCTCGCGTACCGCCTGGATGTGAACTATCAGGCCATGATGCGGATGGACGCGGACATCGAAGGTGTCCTGCGTTCGCTCCTCGTCACCCTCGCTGGCCTTGAGTGGTCCGTGACAGCGGACGATGATGACAACCCCCGCACGCAGCAGCTCGCGGCCCGCATCGCCGACATCGTCAACGCCATCCCCCGGCGCAGCGATCTCTTCCGCGCCATGCATGAGGCCGTGTGGTACGGCGTGTCCGCGACCAACATCGTCTACGAGAAGGACGCGAAGCTCGGCGTGCGCGTGGCGGAATGGATTCCGTTCGCCGCCGACACCCTGGCATTCGACCAGCGCGGCAACGTGGCCATGCGCGTGGGTGCGGCCTACATCAACGAGGCTTCCGTCACCGACCTCGGCTTCGACTCGCTCGTTCACCTGTTCGATGACAACGAGCGCCGTGCCATCGTCCTGCACCGCGTGTTCACGACCGCCCCGAACTTCATCGACCCGAACAGCGCCGATCAGGTCTACCGCGGCGTAGGCGCTCGAGACGTCTGCTGGTACATCTGGCTGCTGAAGCAGGAGATCCTTCAGAACGCCGCCGCCTACGCGGAGCGGTACGCGCTCGGCATCCGGGTGGGCTACTACCCCGCCGGCAACGATGCGGCCAAGAGCGAGATGCTGACGGTTCTGCAGAACCTCGTCAACGACAACTCCGTGGTGCTGCCCCGCATCGGCCCGAACGAGTCGATGTACGACATCGACATCAAGGACGCGAACGCGGGCCGCGCACAGATCTTCATGGAGATGGTCGATTGGTGCAGCAGCAAGCTCAAGGAGGCCATCCTTGGGCAGTCGCTGTCAAGCGAGGCGGGTAGCACGGGCCTCGGCTCCGGCGTTGCCGACCTCCA